CGGCAAGGGTCATCATACGTTTGTACGATGATGCGACTCTGCGATCGAAGATCGCGGAATCGTCTCCAAGGATCCTATACTGCTGGAAAGGTGAATCACCAAGGTCATGGACTAAGCGTTCTGGCTCCGACGGAGCCAGAACTGGCTTCTCAGAAACCTGAGAAGCTCTATAGCTTGCTACCTTAATGAAAACGTGGTGGGTTATCGCAAACGCTGCCCAAGAGGACAACGCTCCCATGGGTGAGCCGGTTGCATACTGCAACAACTTCCCCTGGTACCAGAACTTACGTTCTGATATCAGCTCCCTCCACGCGCAAGCTAGTTCTTCCGAACCAAATAAATGTGACAAGACCGGGACCTGCAGGTCGATAGGAAATCGATCTGTGGCCGAGGAGAGATCGCAGCACGCGATCCACCTCCCGTCCCCGGAGGCGCGCTTGACTTCGTCAAACGCGCTTGCCTGGTCATACGTCCCATCCATAGGGATGGCACGTAACGCCCCCATAAGGGCGTCATGTATTGGTCGGAGCGCGACTTGCGTCCAATAGTCTGGCATCGCTATTACTCTGTTCTTGCCCTCCGCTTCGCGGATGACGCTGATCCTGCCGACGGCAGGACTGGCCCCGGGAAACTCTTGTTTCATACGGGGGAACTTTGTAAAAGCAGTCTCTACGAGACGAGCTAACCGATTCACCTTGCTTATCATTCCCGGACTGCCCAACGTCGCAACCAAAAGCATAAATGGTGCCCAAGCCTCAGAATTTCTGAGTGCCCACGCATCATAATGCGCCGATAGGACAGCATGTCCATTCGGTCCCTTCTTGTTTGACAGGAAGAGTTTTGGAGCTTGTGCCGTTAAGCATCCGCGGGGGAAGCCTAATTCCTGGAGGGCCCGCTCGACTTCTCCATCCTTCCACTTGAAGGTGGAGCGGCAACTATCAGTGATAGTTGTCGTGTCGACGGGTTTCTTCCAGAACATGGCTCTCCCCATGGCAAGTAAGGTGAGGGAGGCTCTGACAGATCCCAGATCCCCTGCGTGGATTCCTCTACGCAGGTTAGCCGGAAGCACAGAGGGTAAGTTGCCCTTTGTACTCACACCTTTCGGTCTGATCTGGCTATTGGCATCTGTCCCCTGGAGGAGAGAATGCAGTAACACCGCTCTGGCGTCCTTGAGATACCCGGTAGTTCCTTTGGAACCCCTGGTCTTCACCATTAATTCTATCTTCGATAGAAATTTATGGATATCTGAAGGACCGGCACCGCCAATCATTGAAAATAGGAAGCCATAGCCCTTAAACCATGACCTCCCCTCGGAAAGTAATAGCTTTAGCATTGCTTAGAGGGGTGCTTCATGCACGGTGATCTGCCTTTCGGCAGTCTAAGG